AACCTCATTACCACCTTCGATATGGTGGGCAAGAAGGGTTCTGTCATCAACGTTCCCAACTTCACCCGTGGTTCTGCTTCTGCGAAGACGCAAGGCTCTCAGGTCACGCTGATTGCGCCGACGGATGCCAATACGACCATCACGATCAACAAGTGGTATGAGTACAGCCGCTTGATTGAAGACATCGTTGATGTTCAGGCGTTGGATTCTCTGCGTATGGCGTACACCGATGACGCCGGTTACGCTCTGGTCAAACAGGTGGACACGGACATCATCCAGTTGGGTCGTTCTGCCAACGGCGGCGGCGGTACTGCTTCCTACACCAATGCCTTCATTGGTGGTGACGGTACGACTGCGTATACCTCTGGCGCCCCTAATAACAGCGCACTGACGGACGCAGGTATCCGTCGGACCATCCAGCGTTTTGACGATGCGGACTATCCTCTTGAGGGTCGTTTCCTCGTTGTTCCTCCGTCAAGCCGCAATAGCTTGATGGGTGTATCGCGCTTTACTGAGCAAGCGTTTGTCGGTGAGTCTGGCTCTGCGAACACGATTCGCACGGGCAAGATTGGTGACATCTACGGTATCCCCGTTTATGTATCCACCAACTGCGACACCGCTACCGGCGCTGCCCGTATCGCCATCATGGGTCATAAGGGTTGGGTTGGTCTTGCGATGCAGAAGGACGTTCGCACTCAGACGCAATACAAGCAAGAGTACCTTGCCGGACTGTTTACTGCCGACTTGCTGTACGGCGTAGCAGAGCTGCGTGACTCTGGCGCGATCCCGCTGGCTGTTTAATCTCACGGGGGCCTCGTGCCCCCTTTAACTTCAAGGAGAATTAAATGGCTGTTACAAATACCGTTGCTCAGGACCTGTACGGTCCTGGTCAGCTTCCTATTGTGTACTCCCGCATGTGGTTCGTCACCGCTACTGTTGACCCCGCATCGGTAGCAACGCAAGTAACTGGAACTGACACCATTACCGTTGCCGGTGTGGCTCTTGGAGATCATGTCTTGTCCAAGGGCTTTGCTGTAACGGGTAGTGAAGCAAACATGAGCGTTACCGCTTATGTCTCTGCTGCCAATACCGTGACCATTCTGTACTCCAATAACACCGCTGGTGCAATTGACCTTGCTACCGGTACCGTGAAGTTGGTTATCGGTCGTCCTGCGTTCTAAATTCAGGGGCTTCGGCCCCTGTTTCTCATGAGCATATGCAAACAGAGGAAACATGAAATACAAATTCAAGTACCGGGAAACCGGAAGCGTTAGTGAGTTCGACGAATGGGACGTACCTGAAATGGTGAGAAACCATCACGATTGGGAATGTCTTGACGATGTAAGCAATCTGCTGCTTGGTGATGCGGCAGAACATATACCGCGCACGGTCAATGTGATCGAGCGTAGACCTGTTGGAAGACCACGGAAGGAAGTAAATGTCAACGACGGCGCTGATAGTAGTCAATAACGTTCTTCAAAGACTACGCGAAAGCACCGTTACTAGCGCCACCTTTCCGACCAATACCTATGCCCAACTGGTTCTCAAGTTTGTCAACGATACCAAGCGGGAAGTAGAAGACGCCTACAACTGGACTTCCCTGCGGCAGACAAAGACGCTGAATCTTGCCTCTGGTACGGCAACGTACACAATCACAGGCGCTGGGCAAAGGTTCCGGTTCATAGACCCCATGAATCGCATGTGGAACACCACAAACAAGACCGGAATATACCCGATAAGGGATAGCGTCTTGCAGGAGTGGAAACAGATCAACTCCGTTAACAACCAATACCCTTCTTGGTATAGGTTCCAGGGCGAAGGTTCTGGCGATCCTATCGTTGAGTTCTACCCGACTCCTGATGCCACTTACACCGTTACCGCCGAACTCTATATTCCAGAGCCTGATTTAACCCTGTACTCAGATACCTTCATCGTTCCGGTAGGACTGGTAGAGCAGGGCGCTTATGCAAGGGCAGAGGCAGAGCGCGGAGAAGATGGCGGGTTGCAGTCTTCGGAATCTTGGCAGTTGTACCAATTTGAACTGTCCACCTATATCGCCAGAAGCAACGAGCGTAACGGCGAGGAACTGGTGTGGTATGTCTGAGCAGCTTCAACCAATCTCCGTATCGAGTCCCGGTCACTTTGGAATCAATCGCGTTGCGTCGGTAGTAGACCTTGACCCGCAATGGGCATTGGATGCCACTAACTGCGTTCTTGATAGAACGGGAAGAATAGCAGCAAGAAACGGCTGGCTTAAGCTGACGGTTACTCCAATATCCGGCTCTCCCAACATGGAGTCAATGTGTGAGTATCTAAAGACGGATGGCTCTACGCAGATCATTTCCGCCGCTAATAGCGTTATTTACTCTGGAACAGAACCACTGACGTCGATCTACTCTACCGGCATTACCGCTAATCGCTGGCAGATGGTGAATTTCAACAACTATCTATGGTTGTTCCAACGTAGCCACGCGCCATTGCGTTGGGATGGCACTACGATGGCTACCATTGCATCGCTTGGAGGTACTGGCACCGTCCCACAAGGGAACTGCGTACTAGCTGCCTATGGCCGTCTATGGGTCGCTGATACGGCTACCGATAAAGTAACCGTTTCCTTCTCGGATACCTTGATTGGGCAGAACTGGACTGCCGGAGCGTCTGGAACGCTAAACCTTTCCCAAGTGTGGACTAACGGCATGGACTCCATAGTGGCGCTTGCCAGCCATCAAGGATTCCTGATTATCTTCGGTCGTAAGTCCATACTGATCTACTCAGGCGCGGCGACGACTCCGGCGTCTAACTTAACCCTTGTAGAGCATATCAAGGGTATTGGATGTATCGCAAGGGATAGCGTGTGGTCTGTTGGGGATGACATTTGGTTCCTGTCCGACTCTGGTGTCAGAAGCCTTGTCCGGTCCATCAATGCGGCAACGGTTATGCCGGTGTCTGATGTTACGAAGAACATCAGGGATGATGTTGTAAACCTCATCAAGACAGAATCCAACCTTGAAGACGTAAGGGCGGGATACCACGAAATTGACGGGTACTACGTCATCACGTTCCCCTCTAGAGATACGTCGGTATGGATAGACACTCGCATGAAGCTGGAAGACGAGTCATACCGCTGTACCTATTGGAACCAGATTACTCCTAGAGCCTACGCCCCCTCTATAAGCCGAGTCATGTATATCGGGAAGGCTGGCGTAGTTGGAAAGATATTCGGATATCAGGACAACGGTTCCTCATACACGATGACGTATTACACGCCGTGGCTATCATTCCAGGCCCCTGCCGTACAGAAGATTCTAAAGAAGATTCACTACAACATTACTGGTAGCACTAATACCACTTTCAATATCAAGTGGGGATATGACTACCAATCCGCGCAGTTTTCCAATCAGCAAACCATCACAGGCGGAACGGTAGCGGAATACAACATCGCGCAATACAACATTGACGAATACAGCGCGGGTATCGTGATTAACGAACTGACAAATCCCGGCATGTCTACCGGGAAGATGATCCAGTTGGGATTGACCTGCGTGGTGAACGGCACACAGCTTGCCATCAATAAGATTGACGCTTTGGCTAAACCGGGAAGGATGCTATGAGGCTGGAGAGAACTGAAGACGTTGCTTTCATATCCTCAATCATCAATCATCCTGAAATAAAGCCGCACATTATTTTAGACGGGCAGACAGACCTTCCCATTCCAATCCATCCGTCTGTTTACCACCTTATTCCAAAGATTGACGTTGGCGTAGAGCCGGGGATGATTGAGTCAATTCCTATCGGAATCGTCATGTTCTTTCCTGTCAATCCGATCTGCTGGAATCCGCATGTCTGCATCCTCCCCAAGTATCGAGGGATGGGAACTGAAGCCCTTATGTGGGGCATTGAATGGATGTTCTCCAATACAGAATGCAAGAAGTTGATAGCGCATCCTCCCGTTACAAACACAGCAATGATTCAAGTATTCAAGAAACTCGGATTTCATCTTGAGGGTGTTAGTCCTAAGAGCGTTATGAAGAACGGCGAACTTGTCGGACGCATTCTCTACGGTTTAGAAAAGGAGTATCACTAATGGCATGGGGTTCTATCGCGGGGGCTGTAATCGGCGGCCTGATGTCTCAGAATGGGCAAAGTTCCTATTCTGGAAACCAACAGCCATTCACTCCTTATAACGTCTACGGGAACATCGGCAACACGCAAATCTCAGGGAACAATATATCGTCCACCCTGAATCCCGCTTGGCAACAGACTTATCAAAACCTGCTAAACCAAGGTAACTCGTTCATGAACCTTGGTGGATACGCGCCTCCAACACAGAACCAATTCATCAAGGGTTATCAGACTTCTGCTGGAACTCCTTCCGGTCCTGCCCCTGTAGCGCCCACTCAAAGCCAGTTCATGAAGACCGTTCAAGGTCAGCAATCTGGAATGTATGGAGACGTGCGCGGCCCAGGTGGATACGGCCCTCCTCAGCAGGTTGCAGATACCGCCGCCTATCAAAAGGCAATGGATGCCTATAATTCTCAATTGGCACAGTACAACCAAGGAAGCCAATCTCAAACACCAATCTACGACACGCAAGCCTATAACGACGCCCTTGCTAAATACAACTCCAATGGCGGCAATCCTCAAGACCAGATTTACGCAAAGCTGACCGAGCAAGCCAAGCCCGGACAAGACGCGGCTTACGCCGATCTGGAATCCCGTCTACAAGCACAAGGACGGTTAGGCGTGGCTAACGGAAACGTTGCTCCCGGCGCTACGGTTGGATCAAACCCTGAAATGCAATCGTTCTTCACGGCCGCACAGCAAGCCGATCTTTCAAGACAGATTCAGGCAATGACCCTTGCTCCGCAGATCATGAGTGCTTATCAAGGATTACAGAACAACGCCATAGGCGCGGCGCAGTCTATTACCGGACAACAAGCACAACAAGGAAACCTGTCTATGGGTCTTGGCTCTACTTCCGGTGGATATGCCAATACCGCTGCTGGCCTGAACATGAACGCCACCCTTGGAAACAACGCCACTCAGGCCGCGTTTTGGGGGCCGATAGCGAATAACGTTGGTCTAGGCGCAAAGAACTATGTAAACAACAATTACCAATCTTGGAACGTTGGACAGCCTGCTGATTATGGCGCGCAGAACATGTATGTTGGACCCCCACAATAAGGTAAATCATGGCTGATACTCAACCTATCTTCGGCCTGTCCGACGAACAAATTCAAGCCCTGCAACAATCTGCTAACCAGAACCAAGCCGCACAGATAGCGCAGATGGGATTGCCCGGACAGGGCGCCTCTCTGTACTACCGCAATCTTGCTGGTCAGCAAATAGGACAGGCTATCTCTGGCGCTATGGGTTATCAAGACCCAATGGTGCAGAGGAACAATCTTCTTCGTCAGGCACAGCAACTTACTGACGTTCAGGCCAGAGCCGGAAGCATTGCGTCAATGACTCCTGAGTACATGCAACTTGGGGCGCAGAACCTTGATAGGTTGGGGCTTAAAAACGAAGCCCTGCACGCCATGCAATTGGCTCAAGACATGTCTTACAAGATGGCAGAAACCACCAATAAAAATGCCAGCAGTGGAAAGCTTATCTCTGACACTAATCAGCAGAACTATAAGCTTGGTCAAGAACAAGACGCAGATAAGATTCGTAAGGAAATTGATGACGCAGTAACGAACGGAAAAGCCGAGGTTCCTCCCATTATGGGAACGGACGAAAAAGGAAACACAATCCAATTAACTGGAAGAAAAGACCCGATGTATTCAAGGGCGTTGATGTATATACAAAGCGGCAATCCTCTTCTTAGACAGGAAGGTCAAACCCAACTTGCCGCATGGCTGGATCAAAACAGCAAGAACAAAGAACTTAAAGAAATACCCGCTATTGGACCGAATGGACAACAGCTGTTCAATAACGGGGAGCCAATGGTTCAAAATGTTCTGGTTGATAAGATAACCGGAAAGACTCAGACCATCGGTGGACCCGGAGTTAAACAGCCTGGAGTTAGGGTTAATAATGTCAACACCCCAACCAGCAAGTTGGTAGAGGGCATGGATATGGCCCATGTTGAAATTTATAAAGAACAGTTGAAGGCCGCTCAAGCCGCTCCGACAATGCGTGATCTGGCTGACAGGCTTGATGATCTTACAAAGAAGGGAACTTATTCTGGAACATTTGCAGACGCCCAAAGTGGAGCTGCAACTTTCTTCAACTCTATAGGTATACCTGTTGATATGAGTAAGACTGCTAATACGGCAGAATTGCAGTCTCTTATCAATGAAACCATTAGAGGAAACACCAAGGAACTTGGAACTGGAAATGGATTTACAAATCAAGACTTGGTGTTCTTGCAGAAAACACTTCCTCAAGTTGGGACGTCAGAACAAGCAAGAAAGCAAGTTGCAAATCTTCTTAGGCAGCGCGCCTTGTCCAATGAGGCAAGATTCCAAACCACTCTAAAGGCATTTAAGGCGTCTGGAATACCCACCATTGGGGCAAATGAACTTCTTGGCGGAAACAACGCCGTCAATCCTCTACCCTCTGAAATTACATCTAAAGACACAGGGCTTCCAACTTCCACAGTGACTCCTGACATGAGCGGGAAGACGGTTATTCAGTCATCCACAAATCCTCTTGTTCCCACAATATCTGTTGATGAGAAAGGCAGGACGGCAAACCTCCCCGGAGATAAAAGTCAGTACAAGGAGCCTCCAAAGCTACTAAAGATGTCTCCATCAACGGCTCCCGATAGGGTTCCTTATAAGACTCCAGCCGAAGTAAGTAATGCTTACGTAAAGGATTATATAGACAAAAAGCAGATGCAGAGATATATGAATCAGCTCTATGGGAATGAATGATGGCCGGAGAACTTGAGGCGCAAAGATTTGCTGAGGCAGCAGAGGCAGAGGCGCAGGCCGTTGCCATGTCAAGACAAAGACAACAGGCGCGGCAACAATCTCAACAAAGCTCGCTATCTCCAGCTCAACAGAATGACCCATCAACATGGGGAACTGGCACGTCTAATCCAACCGGAGTTTGGACTATTGGCGGTGCGGCCTCTGATTTAGGTCGTGGGGCGGTAACTGGATTATCAATGCTTGGAGACGCTCCGGGTCAGGCATTAAAAGCCCTTACCGCACTTACTGCAATGGCTTTGCATACTGCGGGAGTTATAAAAACAGATCAACTTCCAGAGTTCGATCCTTCCGGGGTTGTGTCAAAAGCAAACAACTCCCTGCTTGATGCGGCGGGTTATCCAAACTCAATCCCAACCAATCAGTCAGAAGCCAACTGGAAGATGGGGAATCAGTTTGTTGGGGGCGCAATGCTGGCACCCACTAAACCGTTTTTCAATACAGAGAATAGCGGTACAGTTGCGAGGGTTGTCAATTCCGCCGTAAGCAACATTCCCAAAGCTTTGGGCGCAGAAGCCACCGGTCAGGCTACCAGTTATATGGACAATCTTGCCGACAAGACGGGGGTTGGAGGTCATTACGTTGGTCCAGTAACGGCAACCATTATGTCTATTCTTACTGGCGGAACTCCGCTAACTTCCAGACGAGCATTCGGTGGGGGTTCTCAAGCTGAAGAAAAGTTTAATAGTCTTGCACAAGGCGGGCAACCAGCCACAGCAAATACCGTTGGTGGGAACATTTCTAGCCTTGAAGGAAACATTGAAAACCAATGGGGCGGACAGTCTGTTGTTAAAGACATCGCCAATCAAAGTTCTAAAGCGTCTCAGAACACAATAAAGGGAGTGTCTGGAGCCGT